GTGATATTTTGACAATATCTAACTTCACATTTATGTCTAATGTGAACTCTAACGACGTTGAGTCGGCCTCGCTGACTCACAACTCTCTATTTTTATTCTGCCTTACGCTGTATCATACAGTGTTTGGCCAGTCCACCCGTAATCGGGTTGCCAGTGTGAGCTCGTTTGTTACCTGGCTCTGGAGCGCTTTACGCGTTCCGAGCTTGTTAATATTTGTGTGCTTAACTCGGATCACCTACGTGGTAGTGACGAATTTACTAGGAGAGTCACGATTGATGAATGCGTTCGGTATTAGCCTCATCCGAGGTTATGTCTACCCAATGCTTGGAGGTAAACAAGCCCCTACATTTATTTATCCGTACTTGAAGCAACTCTATCGCTTTGATTTGTCTCTGAATTCCGATTCACCCATTTCATTGGACGTTGAGATGCTCGTACTTGGATTGTGCGTGTTGTGGCTTGCAACGGTGTGTTTTGTCAACTTTGTGTTGTACATCACCCAAACCTACCACTCTTTTGTGCGCCGTTACCGAGAGACCTATCAGGTGCTTTCTGGAACCCATCCGGGAACCAAGAGCTCTGCTACAGTTTCTCAGCAAGATATCCGCCCGGCGACTCTGGTTGTCGATCATTTTGGTCGGCTACTAGTCCGCAGTGAAGGAGTTATCTTGGAGATAGATCGCAAGGAGACCGCTCGGTTGCTTGGCCACATTCTGTTGCCACCTACCCCGGTACCTCCTAGTGTGGCATATTGTCAAGAGATGGCCATACCCGGCTCCAACATGATGAAACGACTTGATTGGCCGAAAGGCCACGTCGTTGTATCCCCAGGAGTTGGGTTACCCGTCTTTGGCACGGCTTTCCGGTCGGTTATCGCAGGTAAACCTGTGCTTGTGAGTGCTTTGCACACCTTCGCGCAGCTAGCTAAGCGGTGCACAACTGGATCGCCGGTTTTCATTACGAAACAAGGGATGTTTGAAATCCCCATCTCGACCTGGAGGAAAGTTTACGTATGCCCTGTGCAAGACGTAGCTGCCATCACTTTTGGAGACTCCCCCCTCGTGGCTGATCGCATTTTCGCCTCGTGGGGTTTATCCAAACTCAAGTGTGCCCCGGTGCTTAAAACAACGATGAACATAAAGGTGTACACACCCGCACTAACGTGGCTCGAAAGAGCTCCCAATGTGTCTTGGCGTGTCGCCGCTGGCAAGTTGACCTCAGTCCACGGTTTTTCCGTGCGAGGCCACTCTGCATCCACCTCCCCAGGAGCCTCTGGTTCCCCTGTGCTTACCCAAGCTGGAGGATGCATTGCGGTCCATTTGGGTTGCCGACCAGCCTCAGCCGAGAATTTGTGTGCTAACTACACTCAGATTCTAGCTGCGACATGTTCCCGTCCAGAGATGGCCGATGATAACTACCCCGACAAATCGGTTGAAACTTATGAGACTGCTCCTGATTGGACCCCTGATCGCGAGTTCGAACTTGTTGTTGCAGATCAAAGTTACCTTGTCAACCAATTTGGAAACCAACACGCTATTCGACTAGCTGACCACCCTTCAACCCTTTTTACTAAGGATTGGGCCGATTACTCCGACGATGAGATGGATATGTGGGATGAGTCTGATTTCTATCATGCTTTGAACAGAACAGAATCTCCACCAGAACTCCCTTATCACCGTGAGACGGCCCTCCTTGAAAATGAAGATGTGAAAATGTGTGGACCTTGCCTTGCTGAAACCTTGCTCGCGGAAGAAGAGATCATTTTTGAACCTCTCCCTGAGCCTGAGCCCGAAACAAAGATGCACGTCCAAACTACAGTCAATTATCCTCCGACCCCGCCGCCATCGCCGGCTATCGTTGAAGATACTACTGTCGTTGTCGAAAACCATGAGCTCGTTTATGAAGAGATCGACTTTTCTAGTCCTCCCTTCCCGTTTCCCCTTTTAAGTAGGGAAGTTACGACGACTTATGAACAGCTAGATAGCAAAGGAAGCGATGATCCGATAGTTCCGCAATCTACGACGTACACCTTAACACGTTACGTCCAGGAGCTCTCAACCCCCGAGAGCCCACCTGCGAGTGAGCCGGATTTTCGCAACACCACTTCCCTGGCGGGCGGAGTGGTGACATCCAAGCCTGCCGCGACGGAAAACAAAGTTCCTACCACGACACTGGAATTACTCCCTACCCCCTCGAGTATGAAGGACTCAATTTCCCTGGCCCCGAAAGCAAACCGGCGCCGGAGGAGAAAGAAGACCTCCCAGAAGAAATCAGAAGAGAAATCGAAGAATTCCGTCTGCCTCCCCGTACAGCCGAAGCTCAACTCGAAGCCCTCAAGGCCCAGACCAAAAGGAGAGTCCAAGGACAACTCCCAACGGCGACCGCCCTTGCAGCGGCAACACGACGTTTCCTCTCCGAAAGTATCATCTCCCAACCGAATCCGTGGGGAAGATACTTCACAGAAACAGGAAATGTTGTCAATGTTGAAACTTGTGTTGACACGTCTAGAGAAATTGGAGCAGCGATGCTCCTTGCCAAAACTCGAGTAGATGTACCCGAGCTGACGTACACTGATGAGGGCAAAGTTTTCTTTTCTAACAAGATCAGAGATACTTTCTCCTCCACAAATCCCAAAGCTAACCCAGGCTACCCTTGGGCTATGCACTGTGACTCCAATAAACAGGTGTTCACAGAGTATGGCCCTCAGGTCGTCGAGCGTGTTCTTGAAAGGATTTTGTGTCTTATCAATGGCGTCACTCATACCGCGAGAGAGTCACTCTTTGAAAACGCTGGAGCTAACCCAGTTCGCGTCTTCATTAAAGATGAACCTCATCCTCGACGCAAATTTGAAAGCAAGCGTTACCGTTTGATCGCTAACGTTGCTCTTGAAGATGTCATTGTCGAGCGTGTCGGTAGCAACTACTTGAACAAGCGAGAAATTTTCTTACATCGGAGTCATGGTTCTCGTCCCGGAATGGGACTTGAGGACGAAGATTTCGAAGCCTTATTAAGCTATGTCGCCAATAAGGCTGAAGGACGACCAGTGGTATCAGCTGATATCTCTGGTTTCGATTGGTCTGTACAGGAATGGCAGATGAGATGGGACGCATGTCGTCGAATCAAGCAGATGAATTTACCCTTTGACGGCCCTTGGGCCCGTTTACTTATGGGTAGAGCTCACGCATTGATCAACGCCGTCCTAGCTACTTCTGATGGTAAGACTTTTACCGTGGATATACCAGGCAACCAACTCTCAGGTTCATTTAATACTAGTTCCGGCAATTCAGCTATTCGCCGGCTCATAGCGTATCTTGCAGGTGCACTATGGGCTGCCGCAAATGGTGATGATTGTATGGAACAAGGATCTGATCCTGATGAGTACGCAAGGCTTGGACACCCCTTAAGAGTTTTCGAGGAAAGTGAGAATTTGGAATTCTGCTCTCAGTACTTCAGTACTGGAAAACCGATTCCAAATGCTCCGGGTAAAACGTTATTTCGATATTTTACCTGTGAAGAAAGGGATGAAGAACGGACTAAGCAAATGTTGACTTATTTCCGACACCATCCACTACTTCCCATCCTTGAGGATTTAGTCCTGTAGTCCGCCAAAATGCCTAAACGAAGAGCGAGAAAATCCAAGCCTAAGCAGACACGAGCGAGCAAGCCACGGAAACGTGGCCATGCACCCGGTGTGCTTGGCGGTCTTGGAGGAGCAGTGGGGACCTACCTATCTGGTGGTCACCCACTCGGCGCCCTTCTAGGAAAACGCGCCGGTGATTGGCTTGGGAAGATCACCGGCATGGGCGATTACAAAGTAAACAGGAACACACTATTGACTGGTTCTGTTCCCCGTTTTAACTCAGACAAGGAGTTTACTACGGTCGCCCATCGGGAATACCTTGGGGATGTTGTCTCAGGCACAGCGGGTACCTTTGATATACAAGAGTATACCATAAACCCCTCGAACGAGTCTACTTTCCCTTGGTTATCGAATATTGCTCAGCAGTATGAGTCGTATGAGATTACGGGAATGATTTTCGAATTCAAGTCGTTGTCAGGTACAGCTGTTGGTTCTACCAACACTGCTCTAGGCGCGGTAACGATGGCTACCGTCTATGACGTCGAGGCCCCTCCGTTTGCCAGCCGCCGTGAGATGGAACAGTATGAATACTCCGTCTCTGCGCGGACGACTGAAAACTTAATTCACCCCGTTGAATGCGATCCAACCCAGAATGTCCTTCCCATGTTATTTACCAGAGATGCCTCTGGTGCTAATGTGAGGGACAAGCGATTCCACGATATGGCTAACTTCTACATAGCCACCGATGGCCTGCAAGCTACCAATGTTACTATTGGAGAGTTGTGGGTATCATATCGAGTGAAGCTCTTCAAGCCCCGTCACCGGACAGGAGCTACGAGCCTATTTCGGTGTGGCTGTGTGGAAATTCCCTCAGGCTCTTCTTTCAATGCATCGAAGTATGCCGAGGATCCATATGTTAGCAACGCTACGGTAGTCTTCCCTGGACCTACCACCATGAAGTTGACTGGCCCCGGTCTCTATTTACTAGCTGCAAATGCTTGTGTAGACTCCGCCGTCGGAACTTTGGGTCTGTCCTCAGGATGGTCCCTTGCTACAGGATCAACTGCACCTGCTGCAGGTTGGTTCCCTAGAAGGTTGACCAATCCCACGAGTTCTGACTTTGCGGACTTCATTGACTCGTCGTCGACTCATGGTCGCGCTTGTCGTATTGTGGAAATTAAGGGAGCTGACGGTTTGGTCATGCTTCCCGTATTTAACACTACAACTGCTACAACGTATGATGTAGCGTTTACTGTTTTACGGTTGAATACATTTACAGATACCGTCAACTTCAACTATGCACCCTACCCTTTCCCAGCCCTGATGATGACACAGGCTGAGAGAGATCTCAAAAGTGCTAAGACGAAAATACTGGAACTTTCTAGTCAGCTTGAAATCTTGAACGATTTCTCTGACTGCAAGTTAAAATGATAACTGACAAGTTAATAAAACATGTAGGCCTTCACAGCCTGAAGTGAATAGCATATGCTGAATGCTAGACAAGTTAAAGCACAATTCAGCACACGAGATGGACACTCGTTAAAATCGACTCTAACCGCAGAGTGAACTGCGTGTAGAGTTATGTCCAAAACAGCGTATTGACTACGCCTTAAAACCAG